GGTCGAACGCGATGTCGATAACGTGGTATCCGATAGTGACGTTGCGGGTGCTGATGGTCAGGCATTGATCCGGCTGCTGCATGAGGAAGTCACCGGGCATACGTCCGATAACAAATTCACCGCGTTTGCTATGGGCGCATGGATGTACGGGTTCGATCCGTCTGTCGCTGACATTGACGAATCGACTACGCCGGTCTTGAGTGGTACTGCCGAGGATTTGATATTCGGCGGCACAATCGTACAACCGCCCGATCTTGGCATTACCCAATCGACTCAAGCGACGGTTGCGGGTTACACCGACATAGATATTACCGACCGACTGTATGATCGAGCAGCGGATTGGAAAATGCTCACTGATGCCAACACTCAGTATCCGACGATTAAAACCAAGCTAATTGCCGCCGAGGGCAATCTCGCGGCAGTCGATATCGGCACTGTCCTGGTGATTGACAGTAGTGCAGCGTCGGTATTCGCGGTCGATACTGGCACAGGCAAGATAACCGTTGACTGTGCTGCGGCTTTTGATCCCGGTGTTACCTTTGCCGGTATCAAGGCAGACATCATTACTTTTCTTAATAGCTCCACTATTGGTGACGACTTGATCCTGACTGGACTTGTCCAGATCAGTGAGGCTATGGACTTAACTGGGGTTGTTATCAACGGTGATCTGCGCATTCAAATCTCAGCCGATACATCACTGGATTTCTCGAATGTTCAAATAAGTGGAAACGTATTTAATGATGCTGGTCTTAACACCTTGACCATTAACTTGAGCAACGGTTCATCGGTCACCACAACAGAACCAGGCACCGGCGACGGACTGGTCAACATTCTTAATCCTGTTGAAACAAAGATCACAGTAAAAGATGAAGCTGCTACTGCAATTAAAAATGCTCGAGTATTTCTTGAAGCATCAGACGGAACTGGTGATTTGCCATTTGAAGATACTGTAACGATCACACGCTCCGGCACGATAGCAAGCGTTTCGCATACGGCACACGGTATGTTGGACGGCGATCCGGTAGTAATTCGTGGAGCTAATCAAAGTTCGTACAACGGTGTGTTCGTAATATCGAATGTCACAGTCAATGCTTACGATTACAATGTTGGTGCCAATCTTGCTCTGCAATCTGAAGATTGGACGGTCTCACCATGGAACATTGCCAGTTCAGTAATAACAGCAGATGCCGCCGTTGCGCCAGATCAAAACATGACCGCTGATGACGCTCGTTTTACAGCCGATCAAATCATTAAGCAGATAATTACGGTAGATGCTGACACGATTTTTTGTTACTCACTTCATCTCAAACAGGGCGATGTTGGCGCTCACGATTGGATGCAGATTCGCTACAAAGATAATGCCTCTGGCAACGGCATTCAGGCATGGTTCCGATTGGATACCGGGGTAGCGGGAACGGCTGAAACATTTGGTTCCGGCACAACACTCACGGCCTCTGGCATTATTGATGAGGGTGATGGTTGGTTTCGTTGCTGGATTGCCGGCCAGCTCGCCAGCGGTATTACAGCCGGATTGATTACAGTCGATAATGTGGCAAACAACCAGAGTGCTGTGTCAGAGACAACTGACACGGTGTACTACTGGGGTGCGCAACTCGAGCAAGCATCATTGCCTGGACGTTATAGACGAACGGTGCTGACTGCTGTTGCTTTACCGACTACTCCAGCCACGGGCACAATTAAAGCTACTGGTGTAATCATAAGTGGACTAACGGATTCTAGTGGTGAAGTTAGTTTGTTAAAATCATGGACACTTTCTCAGCCCTTTACAGGAACTTCTCGTAAATCTTCTACTTCTCCATTTTATCAGTCCGTTCGCTTTGATGGGTTGATAGATGCTTCACTTGGTCACACTTCAAGCATTACCCTTTTGTCGGATGAATAATGACCATTGCAATCGATGAAATTACTCAGGTCATTACAATAGATCAAGCTGATCTTATTAGCATAAGTGGTGCGTTATATGAAATGGATACAAATGCGTATCGGTTAGCAGTAGGAGCGTTGCTCGATGATGAGCGATATATGTGGATGGACCCTGTCTTTAATCACAATGGCGAGGTGGAAATTGCTGGCGTAACATTGGCTAGAGTCATTGAACAAGTGAATGGCTTCAGCCTTACCTTTGAAAATATTACTTACTCGGTACGATTGGCTGGCTCGAATAATAATTTTTTTGATGTAGAGAATGGTATCCTTAATCCTAGTGGGAACGTCACAGTTATCGGGCAGAACTCTGCCGGCTTAGTTACTGGTGACGGAGAGTTTACTGCTGGTGATAAAGCAACGCTTGAAGATACCTATGACCAGGCTAAGATTGCAGCCAGTAATGTACAGCCTTAGAACTTCAACCAGCTCGGCCGCCAACTATCAGGCATCTTGTTCGAGACAATAGCTCGGATCACTTTCGTTGTTGCCTTGTCGTTGATCGCGATCTTGTTATCCTTAGCAATCTTGATGAGCGTAGCCTTGTTCTTGATCCCATCCCAAAATGCTGTGTCTGCTTCCCACGCGTTGACTTGAGTTAGGCCAATGACCTTGCCGATCTCATCTCCACTCTTACCTTCGCAGTCCCACTGGTATGCAATCGTCAAGACGATCCAGCTTATCAATGTGGATTGTGAATACTCCATCAATGCTGGCCCAAGTTTGGCAATTTTTGCATCCCATGTGTGACCGTTCTTGAGTCCAAGTGTGGTTAGCATTTCGGTGTAATCATCGTGAACAACGATTGAGTTGTCGCTGCTGTGCAATGAATCTCCGTAGGCATCGCTCAATGCTTTGCCACCTGACCGGAACATCACGTTGTCGCATTGCTTGAGTAACAAGATCAAGGTAGCAACCAGGCCACTGCCTTTATTGTCGATCATGTGACGTTGTACTGCGGCGTGGCGTGTCTCAGCCATGAAGTCATTGAAGGCTTGGGATATTTCCGGCTTCGCCTGCGGCTTGCCGTCGGATCCCTTCGCCTTTGGTGCTGTGCCAGCTTTGCCTATTCGCTTGTAGCCAACATAGAACTGTACCTCGCCTGTCCTTTCGGATTTTGACCAGATTACCTTGCCACCTTTCTTCTTGGATACACGCTCGTATGCCCATGATTGGAAGTGTTCAACTTGTTCGACAACGTAGTGCTTGTCTGCGTACTCTTTGATCTTGGCTAAGATCGCAGTGTGCTGCAGAATCCAGAACTGTTCACCGTCTGTTATCCATACCTCATCTTCGGGTGCAAACAGGTCAGTTATCTTCGGACCTACATACTTATCAAGATCGAAGATAGCGAATTTCTCCATGAACATACCCTTCTCGCCGGCCAGCCACTTCTGAATTTCCCAATCCCGTGGCCTGTCCTTGGCACTGAGCTTGCAATACCTGACAACATCCTTGCCATTTGCGATAGCTAGTGCTTCCAGAGTGCGATCACCGATCTGGTCATCATCAGCCCAATCGAGAATCTTCTTTGGCAAGCTACCGATTGCAAGAAGCTGCTGCACCTCGCGTTCTGTCTTGTTGAATCGCTCACCAATTTTTGCGACAGGCATTCCGGCTTTGAATAGCTTGTTGAATGCTGCGTAGTATTGCATTGCAGTCATGTTCCGCCTGTCCACATTCTCTGATAAGGACAGTTCGACTCGTTCGCTTGGAGTGAATGCAGATACATCGAGGCAACGGATCTCTTTGATCCCTGCCTTTGTTGCTCCAAGCACACGGAGAAACCCCGCTACTACTTCGTAACTGCCGTCACCATTTTTGGCAACAGCGGGCGGGTGGATTATTCCCCGGTATGTGATGCTCTTGGTCATCATGTCGATATCTTCCTTGCTGTGTTTGCTACGCACATTGGAAACTGACTGCTTGAGCTGGTCGATCTTGACTGTAATTTCTGTCATTAGTCCCATCCTGAATGACCGCAATAATAAGAGTCGAACTCGTATGCGCCATGCGGCATAAATTGGTCGCATACTCTCTTTGGTTTTCCGTGAACGTAATTCTTTGTTACCTCTGGATCGTGTGCTACTTGACTGTAGTGGCAGTTATCACACATTGTTGCTGCTCTTATGCTGCCTGGTCCTTTGTATTCAAAGAATGCGAGATCGAGATTTGAATCCTTTAAGCTGGCTTGGTTGCAGCATCGTGCTTTACGATTTGTCAGGTTAACAGCATCGGTTGCTACATCAATGCAGGAACAGATAGCACACGATGGAATAGGGGGATCGTAATGGACTCCCCCTTTGTTGGTGCAGACTGCGTTGGCTGCGTGTCCACATTGCATCAATGGTGTTGGCACTTCGTAGACTGTATTTTTAGATGGAGTTTTCATTGGACGTATTCCATTTTTCAGTTATGCCGGTGGTTGGTATGAATATTTGTAACCCATCAATAGCTTTCTTTGAGAATCCACCGTACAAATCGGCAGTTGGAATCAATCCTTTGCTCTTGTAGTACATGGCAAACTCAGCGAAGTCTTCTGCTTCTGAATAGCCATCAAATATCAAACCACCTGCTGCTTCTACTTTTTTAATAGCTGCTTTAGTATTGACATCGTGTGATTCCAATCCACCTATAAACTGTGGATTATTACCATAGCCGAATCCTGAGTGACGAACTACTGTCCATTTGTAATTATCTGATTTCTTAGAAGGGGATATCATCGTCAAACTCCCTGTTGCTATCCATTGCAGTTTGTGCGGCTGCTCCGGCTTGTACCGGGCCACCGCTGCCGCTGCCTCGGCCTCGTTCACTGCCCGGAGTCTCGTTGGTGTCCCAACCTTTACCCTTCTCGACTACGAACAGTTCACCCTTTACTTGCGGCACGATAACTTCTGTTATGTATCTCTTTTCGCCGTCTTTGTCATAGGTGCGTGTCTTCAGTTCTCCTTCGATATAAACTCGACTACCTTTCTTTATAAAAACCATGCAGACTTTTTTTACTAGGTAAGGATTGAATACAACGATGTTGTGCCAACTGGTATCCTCCCTTCGTTCACCAGTATTCTTATCTTTCCATCGTCTTGATGTGGCAATTGAGAATTTGCACAGGTCTGTGCCACTACTCATTCGGTGATACGTGGGCTCTTGACCAACATGGCCCATTAACATTACTTTGTTAAGATCCATTATCCGTATCCTCCTTGTGCAGTGAGTGCTTTGATTAGGTGTTTGATCGCACTGCGTTGCCGTTGATTAACCAGTCTGAGCTGCCGAAGTTCTTGGTTTAGCTTCTTTATTTGTTCTTCTTTTTCATCCATTCTTTTTCTCCGTTCCTGCTGTCTTCATTTTTTCAACCCAACCACGAAGTTCTACTGCTGTTCCTGGTGGGAGCCTGTCGATCCAGATTTTGTAATCTGCCAAGACATTATTCATATCCTTTGACGTCTTACATTTCTCGATCTTACTGATGAACTCTTTACGATCTTGTTGGTACAGCTCCGCCGAGGTTCCTGCTTCTTCGTCCTTTTCTTTCTTCAAGCCAGCGATGTATTTGTTGTCGTCAAACATTCCAAGGAACACATCGGCATTGAATCCAAGATGAGACAGGAGTTTTGTCAGTCCATCAGTTGATGCTTTCTTGTAGGCATCTGTATCTGGTATTTTGAAAGTGACTTTGCCTTTCTCAAAGTTGATCATCATGGCGGCGCCGCGTACTGGTCCGAACTCTCTACGATAACCGGCTGTTTTAATACCTTCCCAACTACCTTCAGGTTGCCACCAAAATGTAACATCACACCATGCAACGACTCGTCCATCGGTCAGATGCAGTTCACCATAGATGTTTGTGTATCCCCATCCTTCGCCGATGGGTCCAAACAATTTTGTCGCCTCCATAATTTGAGAGTGTGCATCGATCGCTGTAAACTTGCGTCCGAACGAAACTTCCTTGGTGTGATCGATATCGGTTTTGCTGACCTGATCCCATATCCTCATCGTGCCGGTTTCTTTTTCCTCGTTGTCCTTCTTGATCGCTTCGTCCTTCATCTTTCCCATGATCGTTCCTCATTTGTTGAGCTGAAAAAATTTCTTATTGCAATACTTCAACTGGTGTTTGGCCATCCACAGCCTTGCCAGTCCCGGTGTCATGTTGTTGCTGAGTTTGAATAGTGGCTTGCCTTGCTTCTCGCGCAGGTCGCTGTTCCATCGCATGACTTCGATGATTGTTCTTGCTGAATAGCGGTCACGCTTATCTGCCATTGTGCGAGCGTGCCTTTCGAATTGGAGCCAGATGTGTTCGTTGTACTGGAGCCAGTGAAAGAATCCTTCCGGGTACTTATCTTTGTCCAGCTTTCGCAGGTCTTCAATTGGAATTATTTCGTGTAACAGTTTCATACCCATTTTCTCCCTTTCTTTTGCGGTGGCCTGGTGCCTGTCTTGAGCATCCAAGCAAACAGTTCTTCCTTCTCGAACAGGGCATTGTCATACGGTGGGTCGTATGGAATCTTGGTGCATTCGTACTTGGTGTTGAGGTAGATTACTGAGAACCAGCAATACGGTGCGCCCATTACTCGCATTGCGTGTTGAAGTTGTGGCATGTACTTGGTCAACAGATTATGAGGCTTCCACATCATGTTGATGCACTTAGCTTCGATGGGTATGCGTGGTTCTGCAGCTAGTCCGTCTTCGGCTGCGCCTTCGTCTTGATCGATGGTCAGGCCGTCAGGTAAGTATTTACACCACTTATTGAGCCTATATGTGATTGGGTTCTGCTGCCAACTGTTCTTTATGAGTACCTCACGTCCTGTCTCATGCTTAAACAGTTCGAGGTTGAACCTTTCCAACCGCTTGCCTATTTCGGCTGCTAGCCCCCATTCTGGTGGCTCTGACGTGCGCTTTCGATCGTATAGCTCGGCCCATTGGCCTGATTGGATATATACTGCGTCACTTGCTCCGATGGTCTTACTTCTGTCATACATCGCTGAGTCCTTATGACTATGAATGGTATCATAAATGCTCATGTGGTACTGTTGCGAAATGACCACAGAATTAATGAGCACTGATGAGGTTGCTGACTACTTGGGTGTAGTTAAACAAACGCTTTTTCGGTGGCGACAAAGTGGTTATGGACCGGCCTGGATGCGGCTTGGTCCTCGAATTATCAGGTACAAATTGACTGATATAACTGAATGGGAAGAAAGGCTGCGAGATGCCGAATAGATTTGCTCGACAAACAGGTACACCTGATGCAAACCAGTCCGAGATCATCACAGCCTTGGAGAAAATTGGCTGCATTGTTTATGACATTGATAAACCAGTTGATTTGTTAGTTCAGTTCAGGAATCTATGGATCGTGTTGGAAGTAAAGACAAAGAAAGGCACGCTTGAAAACAGTCAGAAAAGATTTTTTGAAAAGGTAAAGGCTCCTGCTTTTATAGTAAGAGATATTCTTGAAGCAACAGCAGCAGTTCAAATGGCATGGAAAAGAAATCAAACGATAACGTAATCATCATTGTAAAAAATGAAATGAGTTGTCCCTTTACATGAATCAGGCTTATGAATATGCACAGTAAATTGAGTATCAAGCAGGTCAATTACTTCGCCTCGAATTTCAATGTCATTGGATATGAGATGATGTTCGACGATATCACCCACATTAGGCTTCAATCTCTTTGTGGATTTCAATTCAATATCCTGTTGAGCCAGTTCTTTCTTTCAGGCTCTACCTCAATGGCCTCACCTTCTAATGAGAGCTCGTCCGGCATTTCTACTTGACAGTACTTATCAAGGAGCAAGTGCAGGTCAATCGTTTTCTTCGGCAAGTGAATGAGTTGACGTGTACTGGATGGTCCAAGTGCCGCTGTCACTGCATTGAAATAGCGCCACACACTTTTGTCGCCGTGATCTGCACTCGGGTTGTGCCATTCCTCATCTATTTTACCGATCCTTCTGAGATTAATGATTCCCTCGCGGTATGTCTCCATGATGAGATGATCGACCGTATGATCGTCAAGGGGTGCTCGCCGATACTCAGCAAACCGTACATCCTGGCGCTTACGCATCACTCGAATCTTCTTGATTGCCCCCTCGAAAATTTGAGGAAGCTCGTCCCAAATGTGCGGCGTGTGCTTGCGTCCTACAACAATGTCCCCCGAAAAGGAAAGATTATCGCAGACAAACACCCTTGCACCGATTGCTAATGACGCAGTGAAAGACTTGTCATGGCTGTTTCGTAGTGCACATACAGTTGAGTGTTCCGCGTTTTGATCCTCGTCTTCATGCCTTATTTGCATCATTGCGAAGTACTGAGCACCTTTCATATTGATGAAGTGTTGCGGATTGGTGATTTCATAGCCTTGCTTGAGTAGCTTGTCCTGTGCCAGCTCGAAGAACTGGTGATGTGGAATAGGCAGGTGGGTATCAGTCCGATCTGGAATTGGTAACTCCATTAGCATCGGATACGGAACTGCTTCGGCTCCGCAGTGCATCATTAGACCTTGCATAGTTTTCTCCTTTACTTGGTCCGTTTGGTTTCCAACTTTTGAATAGCTGGCTTATTTCTTTGGTCTTTAGCTTGTTACGCATCAGACCTGTTTTTTTATTTGTGCAAGTTCGATATGTTCTTTTCATAATCGACCTTTTGAATTAGACCACTGCACCTATCGGTCATTGAATCCAGTTCCGCTTACTTACCTGATCGTGTTGACTGAGGTGTTCAGGATCTTCTGGAACAGCGGGGTCTTAAGTTACCACTCTCTTTCAGTCAGGAAAGTACTGTCCGCGGAGCCTCATCCACGGAACGGACGCACCAGAAGACTTAGTGACCTCTGGAAGCATCAACGTGTCGCTCGCATTCTTCGGTGTAACACTCGGTACATTGATCACCTTCGTCTTTGACAGGCTCATCTTCACAAGTTTTACAAAGAATCTGTTCTACTTCTTCGATATGGGTACTATCGCATGATGGACAGTAAGGAAGGTATTCTGATGGTTCATATTGAGTTGCAGCAAAAATTATTTTCAGCTCAATATCTTTTTCCATACCTTCCCATTTGCATTGCTTACATCGCCATTTATTCATTAGCATCCGTCCTTTATCCTGAGCCACAGTTCCTTATCGCACTGCTGGATTTCTGGATACATTGATTGCATTGCTGGTGGAGATGCTATGATTTTATCGTGATGCGCCCTGGCCTCTAGAACAACCATAATGGAGAACCAGATAAATGCTATAAGCATACCAAATAGAAAATAATCGATGATATCCCAGTTGTTTTTCATCGCGGCATAATTCTTTGAACTGCTTCTTCGAGGCGCCTGATTCTCTTGTTGGCAATATTGATACGTTCATCAAGATTGTCACATCTGATACCAAGCTGTGTATTTGTCTTCATCAGCAGTTGGCAACCTTCAAGCAAAGTTTTCTGAGTTACTGACAATTCATCAACAAGCTTGAATAAATTAGCTTTTTGAATCTTGCCGGCCATTAGTTACACACTGTTTCGTAGATGGGTTGCTCTACCATCTTCGTTCCAGTTTGAATGCGTGTGCATTTGGTTGAACCGAACGATACCCACAACGAAGGATGCTTGTCTTTATCTTCGTGATACCACCAGCAAGACCAGCTCGCCATAGTTTTATCCATTGGTCGAGATTCACAATTATATCCAAGTTTTCTCAAAGCACTGAACATTCCCTTGAATGCATGATGATCTCCGGAAATGTGTATATCCAGCGAAGCTACGTCAAAAGAAAATCGCATGATCCATTCTTGAATCACGATTAGCCCATTAGCAACACGGAAAAATTCTTCCTTGTGATTTTTCAGAAACTTCATCCTTTCTTTGTGATCGGATTTGTTTTTCTTGATTGCATCTTCCATCATTACATGAATATTCATTTCAGTCTCTCCTGTGGGTTATGACTGTAATTAGCCCGACCTCTAATTGATCGGCAAGTTCTTGGTCCGTTAAAATTGGAGTGTCCTGGTAGATAGTGATTTCATGCAGGACACCCCAATCACCTCTTATCCTTACTGTCGTTGCTGTGACCTTTACCTCCTTGTGGTTGCTTCGAAAAAAAAACATTAATTTGTGCCTCCATCCCAATCGTTCATCGGGTAGCAGTGTCCGGTAATAGTAAACAGAACTCCGCGTTCAATTGCTCCATCCATCTGCTTTTGGAAATCATCTTCGTAATGTTCTGCATAATGACTTGCACCGAATCCTGTAATCAATCGATGTTTGCAAATTGGACAGCCAACTAGATCAGCACACCACAACCTATATGGCTGTTTCATAGCTTCGTCCATTGTTTCAACTACTACGATATCATTTTTCAATGGCCGGTAGCTGACTCGACACGCGCTGCAACAAACTCCGATGCCTATACCTTGCATTATTTTCTCCGCTT